CCAACTTTGATTGATTTTTTCTTATTCTTGTAAAAGACACCTTGTGAGGGTAAAGGTACAACATCGTGTGGTAACGAAAAGTTTGCTTGACCGTAATCTCTTGATTGATTTTCCATATAAAAATTTAACCGTAAAGTTTATTTCTTTACGGTTAAATATAAAAGTGTTTTATTTTTAATAAATAGTATCTTGATAAATTAGTAGACTAACACACATCTGTCCATTCTCAAACTAGCAGTAATTTCTGCTAATCCGTCTGTGCTATATCCTAATGAACCAAAGTTAACATCTGTTAAAAATGTTCCATAAAGAATCCACTTTTCCACAACAACTCCGGTTGGGTCTAACATTTCGAGGTCGATGTCTTTCTTATAACCTGCAGCATATCCCATACGACCTGTTACAGATTCAGCGTGTAAACGAACCCACTCCATAAGAGCCTGTGCCGCTGATGGACCAATTGGGTCTCTAAATTTCACACTAATCGGATCCCAATTGAATCGTCCCGCAACGTATGTTGATGTATTTAGGAATTGTATTTCTGTCGGTGCAATTTTGATTGATGGTCTTGCTGCAGATTCAACAAACCACTCATTTATACCAAGTGATGAAGGAAACCTTAAGATAAAACGGTTCTGTCGTTTTGGTTCATAAGGAATCGGCATTTTCATTAATAAATCAGCCATGTGTTTTTAATTTTTTTGTTTTTGTTATTTTATAGATAAATATATCCGTACTCAAAAATTTTTCTATTTACTTTTTTTTTGAGATCCGTATTCTTAATTTACTTCTTTCTTATAGCCTCCAGCAGTAGAATAAGTTTTAACAATATTATCTGGTTTATTTTTGAAATGCTTTTGCATTACTTCTATATTTTTTGGATCATCGTCACTAAATCCTATTGATAATTTTTCTGGATTAAATTTATTAGCAATATCCTTTTTTAAGAATGCTTTTTTATTAAGTACTGCTGCCATTCCTTTAATATAACTAACAAAATCTTCCATTGCTTCGACTTTGGCTTCTTCAGGATTAACTGCTCCTTTGTCGTCTCCAAAAGATACTGGATGATACTTATTAAGTTCTAAATAAGATTTGATAAGTTCCTCGTCCGTCATTTCATCTTCACCTACAAAAGACCTATATTTTTTAAGATTTTTAATTAACTCGTCTTTGTCGATTCCGTTGAACCCTTCTATAATATAGTTATAAATTGCTTCTTTTATAGTGTTTGGATTATGACCTCTCGCAGTTATTATCGCAAATATTGAACCATTATTTATCGCTTCTCTAAAATCATCGAATGCCGGTCCTTTTCTTGCCCTTAATGAATCCACCAAAAAATCTTTATCCCCATCAGTTCTAAAGTTTCTAAATGGAGAGTCTGAATATCCCACAATTTTATTACCTTTATATGTGAATGGTTCTTTACCTATTAGATGTCTAAACTCAGCAAAATCATCAGTTGACATTCCAACTTCATTACCTCCCTCATCTTTGACCAAAATTTTTGTTGGCATGTGAACAATATTATCGTCCCAATCGAACGCATAATACTTTAGGTCCGGTGCCCCTTCACTTTTGAATCCTTCTGTAAACTCTTTTCTCATTTGGCTAAAGGGGGGATATTATCCCCCCATATTTAATTTGTTAGATATTTTCGAACGAAGCTCCTGTTGGAGTGATGAAGAATTCGATATCGATGAATTCTAACGCCTTCGTTGGTTTTAAGTATATCTTACCTGTTAATGTATTTCTATCTAAGTCTTCAGGTGTAGAAGAAACGGTTACTCTGAAGTCATAAAGACCTCTATCTCTTCTAATTGAATCTAAGATAGGGTTAACACTATCCAAGAATTGTTGTCTAACGATTTGGTCGTTTTGTTCGAACAACAATCTTACCGCCACTGCTGAAATTAACTTTCTTGCTTGAAGTAACAATCTTCTTACGTTCAATCTGTTAAGTGCGGTGTCAGCAACTTGTAAAGTTTTGTTACCCCAAATTACTGTTCCCACATCAGAGAAAGTTGCGATAGGGTTGATTCTACCTTGGTACAATGTATCTCTATCTTCTTGTGTCAACTTCACTCTTGCTTTGATTGAGTTTACAAGACCTCTTGTGTAACCCGCTGATGCGAACCAAGGAAATGCGATGTTATCTGTCAATGCTAAGTTTCTACAAACTTCACCTGTTGCAGGTAAGTAAATTTGTGTATTATTAACAGTATCTCTTGTAAGAATCCAAGGATAGTAAGTCGCGGTATAGTTAGAATCAATTCCTGTGTTATCCAAGTTATCAACTGCTTCTTGAGAGTAAATGATATCTTGAGGATTACTTGCATCAGGAGTATACATGTTATAGTCAGGAGTAGTTGCGATATAAACTGAATCTGCTCTTGAGAATTGTACCATGTCAATAGCTTCTTCTACAAGGTTAGAGTTGTTTACATAATCAATACTTGATGTTGCAAATACGTTGATGTTAGTTGATTCAGGATTTGCGAATGTCAAGATACCAAGTAAGTAAGCGTAGTAATCGGTGTTAGCAAAATCTTGAGTATTGTTAGCAACAACAATTCTTTTGAATAAACCATCCCCAGTTGCGTTTGGATATCTTGTTGAAGGTGCAGCACCTGCCAAGTAACCTGTTGCTCCTAATTGGAATCTATCTTGGTTAGTTCTAAACTCTCTGTAGATATCCCATCCATCAAATCCACCCGCAAAACATACTGTATATTTTCTTGAGTAAATAAAGTAGTAAGGATTTTCTTGAGTTTCAGGGTCTCTAGTGAAGTCAGCAACACCACATTCGAATGCTGTTTGACCACTTGTCATAAACGAGTTAGCAATTGTTACAACAGTAGCACCTGAGTCCATGTGGAAACCTTTACTTAAGTAGTTCCAAGCTGAACCATCAACAGGTAGTGGTGAATTCACCCAATTTATTGGATTCTGTGTTCCTTTATATTGTAAGAATGAATCATCAACTCCAAATTGACTTGAGAATCCTAAGTAGCTTCTTCTAACAATATCTCCTGAAGATTCAACAACATCAGTTGGTGCTCCAAAAGGAGGATTGTAAATTACTTCACCAGGGAAATAATATTTAGTTTTGAAAATTGGAACTGGTGACGGGTTTGTTACAGAAGAATATTCTCTTTGAGTATATCCGTAGAATCCACAAGGAATCGCGTCAACAGGAGCTTCGTCCGCCATTTCAATCATTATGTATCGTGAAATCAATGCGTACTCACCATCAGTAGAACCGATTTTCTTAGCAACGAAGTTGTTAGATAATGGGTCCATGTTACAATTAGTAAATTTCTCAATAACAACAGGATTAGCATCGGTGTCAAAGAAATTTCTAACCAACACGTCAAATGTCATGTTATTGAATGATAGATTACTTATTGAAACTTTAACCTCAGTGTTTGCTGCGTTACCATCAGAAATTGAAACGAACTTGAATAGGTTATAAACTTTATTACCTCTCAATTCAGAAACCAAAAATGGTGTACTTGGTGATTTATATTGAGTTACGTTATAAGCAATTGAGGTTGGGTCCTCACTTCTAGCGTCAGGGAGAGCAATCAAATTACAATTTAATCCACGAATATATCCTTGATTGTAAGCATATGTCAAAGTACTTGGATAAATTTCTTCAACGTAAACAGGAACTTCATTTCTTGATTTACCGAAGTTATCAACACCTAATACCTTTGTAATATATTTCGAAGATGATGCAGACATTGAAGTTTCAAAAGAGAAATTGTCACCGTCTTTAGTTACACCTGAAATTAAGAATGATTCAAAAGGTGATTGTGTTACTCCTGAATATTGTTCAGTACAATTCAAAGTCAAAGCAGATAATGCGTTAACTTCATATATTGGACCGTGATTGTCACTTGTTGTACTATTAGTAAATAAAGAGATACCTCTTGAACGTAAAGTTGCAACAACCATGTTGTTGTAATCCGTATAAGCAGTACCTGAATAATTGTAAACTGTACCTGAAATGGTACCTGTGAATGTTGAAGACGCTCCTGAAGTTAACGAACTTACATAATAAAAGAACGAATACCCTGAATAAGCATTTCCTGATGTAATATCAAAGTTGGCGTAATACCAAGGGTCATTCAAATCGGAAGACAAGTCGTTAGTTGCGATGTTTACTGTGTCACAAC